TTTGATAGCCTTGTGCAATTAGTGCGTTGAGGTCTGCCATGATTTATTCCTTATGACTCATTACCAATAGCAAATCGTGAGTATGGATTTACATTTGTATTCATAGGTGCCATGTACGTTGACTGGTTATTGGATGGAATTTTATTTTGAGCCAGCCAATTGTTAAAGTTGTTTTGGTTTTGGTATCCAGTTGCAGCGGAGGTAAGTGCCCCTGCGTAAGTATTGGCCTCACCTAATTTACCGGCTGCATATGCGTTACCTGCTGCTGTAATTGCATTACCAGCATTAGTGGCATAGTTACCGGCATATCCAGCCTGATTACTAGCAGCGGCCTGACCAGACGACATTAAATTACCTAAAGATTGAAGTCGTGCTGCTCGTTCAGCTTGGTATCTTGCAAACGCATTACCGTACTCTTGCGATGCAGAGTTTTGGGCGTAGTCTTGCAAGCCTTTCATGGTGCCGCCAGAGATCAGGCCACCACGGCTAGCACTATGGCCTAGTTGTTTCATGCCTTCACTAAGTCGGAAACCATAGCCAGGGTCTGCCGTGTAGTCAGCCATGCTGAAATCTTTGCCGTACTTGCCATAGTCAGCAGCCCCAGCATTTCCACCAAGCCCAAGCAATTCCATTAGCCGGTTTTGACCTGTTAAGCCAGCCGCACGATAAGGCTCTTGCAGTTGCGTCTGCTGATCAAACATTACCTTTTGAAGTTCGCCAGCTTGTTTAGCTGCATCAGATTGCGCTGCCGCAGCCGATCTAGCCCCTGATGCCCCAATTCCAGCACCTACAACAATTGCCCCAGCTACCCATCCACTCATGATAATTCTCCTTGTAACATGAGTCCAAAATTGACTCGCATTGACTCTCGGTAATCTACAAGCAACTCATCACCTGCACTTATTTTACGCACGGCAATAGCATAAATGTCATCACCATTCTTTTGCGGCTTGACATTGCAGTTAGGCGAATGGTTAATAAATCGCCCACCTGGCGTTCGTTTGCCATTTAATCGGCCTGGGCAAACCATTTCACCTTCTTCAAAGTCACGCATTGCAAACAATCCCTTGCCGTGAATTTGTGAGTCTTGCAATTCCACAGCAAAACCTTGTGGCATAGCCATCAAGTCGGACTCAATATGCACAATACTGTCCATCTCATTTTGAGTCATGCCAAGTTGATACAAAAAAACATCAAAGTCAATTTTAGCTTTTTGTTCTTCTGTTCTGCTATCGGCCAGACCGCACGTTGGAACAACATAAAGCCTGTTTTCCAATATAGCCAAATCGGTGCAATTGTCGGGATTTTCATACACATCAACCCAAACAACCTCTTCATCAAAAACTCTACCAGCACGCTGCATTCCGGCCTTTACCGGAAACTCAGTAGGTGCTGTAAAAATCTTGGCACCATCATCCGTATTTACCGCAATTGTGCCCTTTTCTAGCCTAACGCGATAGGGGGTCTTATGCTCTGCACCAGTCAAAACAGTCCAAGCTGGAATGGTAATCTTACGCTCGTAAATACCAGGTAAAAAAATATGCTCAGTAACAATGTTGGCTTGAGGCATTTTTAACAATTCAACCTGAAGTCGCTCAACTTGCTGGCGCATATCCGCAGCAAGATTAAATCCAGCGCCGTAGGTAACTTGCATCATTATCCAACAATCCAAGTAGTTCCGTTATCAAACACAGGAATAACCACCGCCCCGCCGCCTACTACTGCCGCCCCAAATGTAGGAGCCAAAGCATTGGTTACCCATGCCCTGCGGCCTTGCGTTCCTGCCGTTGGCAGGGTTGCTACAGTGTAAGCTACTCCAGTGCCTGTACCGCCATTTGCCACCGGCAATATGCCGCTGACTTGACTGGTCAAGCTGACCCCGCTAAGAGCGCCACCAAGCGTCAGGTTGCCCGAACTGGTGACGGTTCCCGTTAACGTGATGCCATTGACCGTCCCTGTGCCACCTACGCTAGTTACCGTGCCCACATACGCATCGTTTGACGTAATCGTAAAATTAGGATAAGTGCCGCTAGTTGTAGTGGTTCCAGCGCCTGTCAGCACCACAGTTTGGTCGGGCAAACTATTGGTAATTGAAATTGAACCAGAGCCATTGGCAATAGAAATTCCAGTACCAGCAAACAACGTATTAAGGGAATACCCTGTACCGTTACCAATTAATAGTTGACCGTTGCTTGGAATTGTTCCCAAGCCTGTGCCGCCGTTAACCACTCCCAAGATGCCGGTGCCTGCACCAATAAATGAGTACACATTGTTGAACCACATAAACCACTCACGGGAAACCGTGTTGGTCTGCAAGTCCACCAACGGAACCCGTGGGGCTGGTATTTGTGATGGAGATACAGCCATTATGCGTTGGTCGGTGAAATTAACAACTCAGCACCCATGATGGCAATCTTCACGGGGTCCGTACCAGACACTTCATATACGCGGTCACGTATTTTTTGAGTCATACCTAGCCGCCGCCAGATCGTGCGGTAGCCATACTGACCAATTGCTCCCATTTGCCGCCAATGCTCGTTGGACCAAGTGTGACCGCCATCGTCCGACCAGCGCAGCATAGCCTCCGGCGTAGAGCCTTGACCATTGTTGATACCAACGCCAGTCTCGCAGTCAAGTTGCAGGCTATGCTGCGCGGTGCGCTTGAGGTTATTCTGGCCGGTAGGTAGCGCCCGCCATGACCGCAGCCACTTTTGTACGTTGCCATTGTCAGCGTATACATCCAAGTCAAACGTGTAGATGTTGCCGTTGGCAAAGTCGCCAACAATGATATTACCGCCAAAGTTGCATTGGCAGTTGCTGCGATGCCTCATAAACGCGCCATTGTCAAACCCTGCACGTTCATGCCAGGCTTGGGTGGACACATCGTAAACCCATGTGGCGTTTCCACTTGGGAATGTCAGAACATAAAAAGAATGGCCTTCTTGCTGGTAAGTGTAGGCCAGCGCATCAGCAATGTTGCCGTATTGCGCGATTGCGTACTCAATGGCATGAGTAGAAACCCGAAGTCCAGCATAGCCGTTGGCCTTATAGACAATACCCTGTCCACGGGCGTCTGTACCCAGCCAAAACAACGTGTTATCAAGTTTTGCTACCGAGTAGGCAGCTACGCAGCCAATTTCGTTAAAAGCGCCTGAAATGGGCGTTAATGGGAAGTTGGCAAGGCCAGCGTTGTACCAGACCTCAACCGAGTCAGTTCCAAACACCCAAAGCTGCCGGTGGTCACAATTGATTGCCACTACGCCATCGGGTGAGCCGTCAGCGCTAGAAAAGAACAAGGGGTCAAATACCAGCGGGTAAATGTAATCACCGTTTGCTGGGTTGACCGTATCCACAGACCAAATGCGTTGGCTGTTAGGTTCATTAAAAATAAACTGATTGTCTAGGTAGCCAACCGTCACAGCGCCAGGGAAATTGACATCTGTAATTTCATTAAATTCGTTAGTTGGCTCGTAGTAGGTGTAGCTTGGGCCGTTACAGGCAAAGAAGATTACCGCACCATTGTCAGCAATAGACACGGGGCCAGTGCCCGACACATCGCCAATTTTGGTGGGTGTGGCTGTCAACCCTGTAAGTTTGTAAACCTCGGTGCCTGACACAACATAAAAGTCGCTGCCGTTGGTCTGGTGCGCCCACAGTCCACGAATGGGGCCAGTGCCTACAGTTTGCAGGAAGTTAAGACCTGGCGCACGATTCAGAAACCCAGCCTCCTTGCCTCCCTCTGGGACAATCTCAGGAAACAAGTTGACCATGCGGTTATCCGCAGCGTTGATGCTGCGGGCAACATACGATGAGCCAAGAATTGGCGTTTTCATCAATAATTTCCAGCATAAATGTTAAACCGCTGACGAGTAGCCACCAGCGAGTAAGGCATGGACATGATGTCGTCAGGGTTGTTGATGCGCTTGAGATTGCGCTTGCTGGTCATGGCAATACGCTGAACTTGAGGGCTTGGCTCTACGCCAAACTCAGGTGCAAACTCCATTGCCAAGTTATAGGTAAACGCCCGTAGATAGCCTGGTGGAAACAGAATCTGAGTTTCCAAGGTCGCTGGCTGGTCTAATTCCTCAACACTGATAAAGTGCCATTCCAAATCTCGTGTCGGTTTCGGGTATATGTACATATCAATATCGGGATATGTCATATTGATAAATAACACTTGTGGGTAAGTAGATGTGACTGTTTTCACAGCAATACCATCGTACTGCTGCTGGTTGATAAACTTAATGCCGAAAGACACATTGGTGCTTGGGTCGCGGTAGTAAGTAGCGTCATCCAACAGCACGGGACGAACTCCGACAAAATTACCTGTTGGGCCAAGAGTGCGACTGATAAAGCCAGCAGGCCAAGTAAACACTTGGTCTTGAGTACTAAAAACCGACAGACGCTCAGTGTTCCACGAATCAATCATCTGGTTCAAGGCAACCAGCGCATCCTGCGAAGTCTCTGCCGATGGCGTTTCACCTTCAGCTAGGATGCCAAGCAATCGAAGCGCACGATTAATTTGGTCTGCTGCGGTGTATGTTGCCATGTTAGATGTCCTCGGTTACAGCCTTGCGTGTGTACTTGCGTTTGATGCTTAACGCATTTGTCTCTGGCTCAGAGACTTCAATAGGCTCGTCTGGATTGTACCGCGACCAGCCGTTTTGTTCATCATATTCGGCTTCAAGTTCCATAGTAGCAACTTTTCTGCCGTGGACGGAGTGCATTAAATAGATGTTCATACCCAAAAAGGGGGCCGAAGCCCCCCGTTTGTTAGGTGCATTTTACGAAGCGCCGTGAATGATGGTGAAGTTGATGATTACTGCTTCCGAATAGGAAGTAGAGGCAGTCAAATTTCGCAACGTAATCAAGGCAGAACCAGCAGCCAAATAAGACACGTAAGTCGTGTAAGCACCGGCAGCGCTACCAGTGGTGTTACTGGAGATACACACGATGATCGTGTCATTGATGGAAATTGTGCTGTTGGTTAAGACAAACGACACAGCGGTTGCACCAGCCAGTGCAGCGTTGTTCATTGTGATGCGACCAGCAGATTTGTTCAGAGTTACCCCTGTGGACTTGTCTGTTGCTTGCGTCACAGTGCCTTGAGCTGCTGCGCTGTAGCCAAGTTCTTGGCTTGCGTAGCAGGTAGTAAATTCGGGGTCGCTATACGCAACACCTACAGCTTGTGTATTTGGCATGATTGTTTCCTTTAAAAACAGGGGCAAAAGCCCCTGTTAAATTTAGGCAATACGGTACAGAGACCAAGCACCGTCACCAGTCTTAACTGCGCGGTACATCTGAGACGTACCAGCAGTCGTGACAGTCATCAAGCCTTGAGAGCCAGACGAACCAATAGACCAGCCGGTGTTGGTCGTGATCGTAATCACGCCAGAGCCAGAGCCATTGGTGTTAACCACAACAAAGTCAAAGCTGCTATTGACTTTAGCGCTGGACAATGCTGCGTCCAGATCAGTAGCCAAAGGCAGGGTGTAAGCCGCTGCGGTGGTCGTGGGAGTACCCAAGATAATACCGTTCAGCAATTGAGCAGTTGTCAGCGTTGCCGACGTAGTTGCAGTTGCTGGGGTAGCCTGAGTCTCAATTTGCATTTCATTGATATTGCCGTCACCAACTTGGTAACCGCCTGCGCCATTTGGAAGAGCCATGATAATTTCCTTAAAAAGATGTTACGAAGAAAGGGGCCGAAGCCCCGTTCAATTTAGCCCCACAGACGGCAAGCCATCTGAGGACGGATCGTGCTGAAGCCGTACAGAACGTCAATACGGCAAGGCATACGGTCATTGTTGATGTCGTACTGACGAACAACACGCAGGCTGATACCGTTGTGAACTGCGCGAGCAGCCATGTCAACACCTTGGGGCAGCAACAGGTCAGCCGTAGCAAACGTGATAGCGTCCTTGTGGTAGACCAAGTTCTGAGGATAAGCCGTAGAAGCAGTACCCAAGAACGTCACAGCCTTGCTAGTTGCAGGCAACACATCCATTGTAGCCAAGGCGCTTGTAGCCGAGTACATAGGAGCCACAGTCACGGTCCAAGTACCAGACACAGCGGTTGCGTCAGCCAAAGCAACAAACTGGAACAACGAACCAGTGGTTTCACGGGTTTGTGGGTTCACAGAGTAGCAGTCAGCAATCGTAAACACATCGCCAGCCTTGATGGTCGTAGTCACCGAACCTTGAGACAAGGTAAGGCTAGTAGCGCCTTCAGAGGTCACAGCAGCGCCAGTAGTCGTAGAAGCGGTGGCGCTACGCGAACCAGTCGTGAACTGCTTGATCGACTGAGACATATTGATTTCTTCAAATCCCAATACGCCAGTACCCATCATGCCGTTCTTGAACTGCTTGCTGATAGTGTCGGTGGGGTTGAACAAACCTTTCATGCCTTCAACCAATCCAGCGTTAGCGGCTGGGTTGACGGTAGCGTAACGAGGCGACATCACAGCGGCGTTCTCGTTCAGCTTCTGCTGGGCTTGCAACAGCACCAAAGAAGTAGAAGGAGTGGTGCCAGGGGTGCCAACAGAGTTACCGATGGTTTTGAACGCATTGGCAACGTCAGCATCAATGCTGGAGGCCAATTGGCTGATACGAGGCTTCAACACACGCTCTGCGAAGTCGTCCAATTGCATGGTCAGTTCAGCAGAGGTGAAGTTAACACCAATGTGCTTCTGGCTGGCAACAGACAAAGTGGTGAACTGCTCGTTGTCGTCCTGAACTTGCAGGGCGGCACCGTCAGTTACCAAAGCGCGGTCGGGCAGACGGATACGCAGTGTGGAGCCAATCTTGGCACCTTGCACAGCGAAGCTGTCATCGTATTGGCGGTTCACGTTGCGGGTGAGTACCAAGTTGTTTTCAAGGATTTCTAAAGCCTTCCTTGTGATCATATCAATGGTTAGAATCGAATTAGACATAATAAAGTCCTTTATAAAAAATTAGCGGATACGCTGTGCTTCGTACTTTTTCACCTGCCTTGCACGTTCTGCATCAATCCACTGGCTGACCGTCATAGTCTTGATAGACCGTGGGTCAGTAGTGTCATGTGACGGCGATCCAGAAGATCGTGCATTAACAGGCGAAATCGGCGCGGGCGCAGACGTTGTTCTTTTCATGGGAGGTTCAGCGGCCAATTTGGCTTCAATTTTCCCAATCTCTTTTGCCTGCATAAAAGGCGTCAAACGGGCGATACGATCTGCATCTTTTGGGTTTGAACCGAGGTAGTAAGCTAACTCAGGCCCAATATCCGAGGACTGGATCGTTTCAGCCATCACGTTCGTGATACTTAGTTTGGGGTTGTACGCGACTTGTTCAAAGTCATCGTATTTATCCCGCGCTACTTCTTCACGCTCCTGATAGCTTTCAAGAACTTGCGACTGGTGCTTTGCAGCTTCCCGTCTAGCAAGCAATTCTTCTGCCTTCTGATATGCCAATGCTTCTGCATAGGCTTCAGGGTTTTCAAATTGCTCAACAGAGGTGGCTGCTGGAGCCTTTACGATTTGCGTTTCCGCAGCACGTTGCGCTTGATCTCGTTCCCACTTACGTTGCTCTCTTGCGAGGCGCTTACCAATTGCTGCATCCAATTCCTCTTGCGAGAATGTCTTGGGCGCTTCAACTTCCGGCGTTTCTACTACAGTTTCAGGCGCAGCCGTTGCTTCCTGTTCTGGCACGGGTGTAACCGCTAGGTTTTCGACTTCATCAGTCATCTCATTGAATCCTTAGATTCCCTGGTGATCGCACCAGTACGTTTGTTGGCATTATGCCTTAATTTTCTTTTGAAGCAACAATTGCCTCACGGATTTTATTAGCCTCTTCATCAGTAATCTGAACTGAGCCAGCAGGAAGCAAGTATTCGTATTCTTGTGAATCAAGAAAATGAAGTGAATTGTCGGGGGCTTTGTAATGTGGCATTGTTAATCCTTATCTAAGTTCGGCCCAATTAACTATTGCATATGACGCGTCATGACGATAAGCAAAGCCAGGGGGAACCATAAAAGAAAAAAGCGGAGTAAATGATGTAGTTGTATTTTGGGTAAATGTTTGGTAAGTTGAAGTATTTATTCCGGTAAAAATAGTTGCAGCAGCCGATGCACCCGCACCAGCCGAAATCATTACAAAAATTGGTTTGCCGGTAGTGTTGTAATACCAAGTAGCAAGTGCTCTTGTAGGGTTTTGCCAAGTCTGCCCAACGCCCAACATTGAAGGATTCAGCGTACCACCATAGCTTTGAACTTGCGTAATTGCCGCATACGTTCCTGCTGTGGTATTTGGCACATCCACATAACCAATTAGGCGCATAGGCGACGAAGCGGAAACAGTTGATGCCGAGTAAACAGTCGCAATAGTATTTGAAGCAGCACTAATTGTTGTTGGGCTATACAACGCTGATTCATCCACAGTTCCATTGACTACGCACAGAACGGGAGTGCCGCCGTTGTATGCAACTGCCACGCCAACGCGAAGGGCTGTGCCGGAAACTGATCCTAGGGTTGCAAGATATGGAACCGTAATAGAAAGTGCGCCCGTAGCTACTTGGGTAGCCGTGCCGGTGGTCAGCGTTCCACTTCTGAAATCAAGGCGTGTAGTAGCCAAGTTTATTGTTAGAGCACTAGTACCAACCGATGCCGTTATAGGGAACAACTCAGGATGAGAGGCTTGAACAAATGCCGTTGTTGCAACCTTGGTGGTGTTATCACCAGCCGCTTGTGTCGTTGCAGTAGCTGAACCAAGGGCAGGGCTTGCCAGGCTAGTAATGTCGGTATTAGCGCCTTTTAGGGCAAATGTAGACAAATCAGTAGTAACACTAGCAGGAACGCTAGTTATGTTGTCGTAAGTGCCAATAGTTGTTCCGGTAGACGTTTTTAGAACAAACTTGTATGTCAGAGTGCTGGTTAGCCAAATCTCACCTGAGACACGACCAGCAGAGTCCAGAACAATCGGATTGCTGTTAGCAATTGAACCGCTAGAACTGGTGTAAGTTGTTTGCGGTGTGGTTGTGCCAGCGGCATAGGTATATAGCAGGCCGCCAGACAATATGACACCGCTATTGTCAAAGAATTGCCAGCCAGCACCGGCAAGCGGGGAAAGATTGACGGCCATAGTTAAACCTTATGCGTAGTAGCTGATGTTCA